TGAGCATTTATTTTATCAGCTTCTAAAGCATTGGCTGCATTAGTTGCTTTTGCTGCATTAGCAGCAGCAGTGTCTGAGATGATGGAGTCAGCAACTTCCTTAGCTTTAAACAAAGTTGTTTGTTGTCTATTGTCTAAGTTTTTTACATCCAAAGTTAAGAAAGCTTTAGCATTCTCTACAGCCACTTGCTGCCTATTGTTTAGGTTGGTTGTTTCTAAGTTAGCAATCTGTGCTGTCTTAGCTAACACCAGTGCTTGTCTATTTGACAAGTTCTGTAAATCCATTGTGCTTGTTAAACGTGCGTTCTCTAAAGCAATGGTTACATCAGCAGTGAAGTTTTTATCAGCAATGTCTGCAATACGTGCAGCATTCAACACTTTACTTTGGAAGTTTTGATCAAACTCTTGTCCTAAGAACTTAGCTCTTTGTTCTCCCAACACCATTGCTGTTTGCTGTCTATTAGACAAGTTCTGTAAACCCATTTGTTCAAACACTTTAGCATCAGCAGCAGCAATAGGAAGAGCAGCTTCTAGTGTTGCTTGAACAATGGCTTGTCCTGCTATGCTACTAGCACCAAGTCCTCTGGCTGCAAGCTGTGCTGTTACACCACGCATAGAAGCAGCAGCCCACGGAGGTGGATTACCAGCATCAAAGTTTGTCAACAATTTATTAAGCTGACCTTGTGTAGTCATCTCTTCTGAAACAATGCCTTGAGCAGCTTGTGTTTTAGCTAGAGCAGCTTCAACTGCTGTTTGATCTACAGCAGACCCACTAACAAGCTCACCTGTCTGTAGTGTTCTATCTGCTACATCTTTAACAAGTGTCGTTGTTCCTTGAGCAGCTTGTTCTTTACCCACTGCTGTTTCAGTGGGAACAACAGTGGCAGCTTCAGCTAGAGCTTTCTCAGATACAGTGCCTTGTTCTGCCTTTACACCAGTGAGGCTTTCAGCAAGTTTTGTTTGTGCAGCATCTGCCACCATCTTCTCTTCTGTCACTCCTGCTGGAGCAGCCACACCTTCTGCTACTGCGTCCGTAGTTGGGACAGCTTGTTGAGTGGTTCCTGCTTTATCAGCAGCGGCTGTCATCCCAGAGGTAACTGCTGTAGTTGTGGCAGTTCCTGAAGTTGCTGTTGGCTTTGCTGGTTCTACAGCACCCCCTTCTGCAAAACTTCTTTGTCCTCTACTAGAGGCATCTCTAGACGCTAACATTGTACCTAAAGCAGCAAAAGCTGCTGTTAGATCAAGAGGATCTTCTTCTGTGGGTTTATCTTCTTCTTCTTTTGGTTTGTCTTCTTCTTTATCTTTGGTCATTGCTTCTTTAGCTGTGTATGCGTCAGTTAAAGAAGGAGAAGGAACATCATAAAGCCCCGGAGGAGCACCAAAGACACCAAGCTGACTCACTGTTCCACCACCAGCAGCAGCAGTGGTAAGTCCTTGAGCACCTCCCATTGAAGCTATACCGGGGGTTGTAGTACCGTAAGAAAGACCTGCACCCGCACCCATACCGCCAGCACCTGTAGCTGCACTAGAGGTGACAGCAGAAGAAGAAGGAGCCGCTAAGCTTAAACCCTCACCCGCTGAGGCTTGCAGTCCTAAACTAGAAGATGATCCAGAGCTAAGAGAATAGGCACTGGAGGGAGCTGGAGGTAGAGACATTGTTTCTACACCAAGCATACTACCACCTGTCACTGCACTGGTTGAAGCCAGAGGCAGGAGCCACACCTGAATATGCCCCTGCTGCTTGCATAGCATATGGACTAGAAGCAGCAGCAGCGCTTGTACCAGCAGCACCACTACCAGCAGCAGCAGCACTAGCTTCAGCAGCAGCAGCGGCTGATCCCGGCCCAGCAGTGTAATAATATCCTGTATATATAGCAGCAACAGCAATGACAGTTGTCCAACCACCGGGTATGTATTCTTTTACTTTACCGTCAATCCAATCACCAGCTTGTTTAAGCTCACCTGCTGCCCAATCACCAACTTGTTTAACTTCTTCTTTAACTTTGTCGCTAACTTTGTTAGCCCCACCCCCGGTAGCCCAATTAACAGCATCCCAAAGACCCTGTGGCTTAATCTTTCTATCGCCAATATGTTTAAAAGCATCTTCAGGAAGCGTTGGAATACCTAAGAGATGATAAGAATTGTTGTGTCTCATACTAAAGCCTTCCAATCATAAAGAGGAACATCTGAAGCTGTTACATCAACGCCTATCTTTTTAAGTAAGGTGACAACACTAGACCCACCCTCTTTAAAAAACCCATACATAGCCTTCACTTCTCCATCCCTTATCTTATTCATTAAAGACAACATTGATACAGCCAATTTTTCAGGAGAGTCTGAAGAATAAGAATAAAACTCAACAATGTATGGCTGTAACTTTCTTAATATCACCACTGTATTATTTTCTTGGAGCAACACCAAGTCACCAAGCTCTCCTAGTTGTTGAATGGCAGAAAGTTCAAGCCTCGGATCAAGACCATACTTCTTTGCATGCTCTGTAATAATTTGAGAGGCTTTCATTTTATTAGCCACCACTTGACCACCCTTTGCATAGCCAGTGACATCGCCACCCTTTGCCATCTTCTCTGCCACCTTAGAAGATATCAAAGAATATTTCTTTGCTTCTGCTGGTGTTGACATCAAGAACTCATCAAACATATGCATAGGCCCGTTGTAGCCCATCTTCCTAGCTACAACTTCTTTTTGTGTTGCTGTGAAATTTTCTTTCATTTCTTTAATGCCTTATACAAATATTCTAAAAACTGTTGATTATCTTTTAATGTTGCTATCAACCCTGTCGTTACACAATACACTTGTCTTTCACTCATATTAAGTTGCATTGCAACATCTATTGCATGCACCACTTCGTGTAAGACAGTGTCTGTCTCTAGTAAAGGAGGTTGTCCGTTCTTTATATTTATCTTCAAATTATCATTGTCACAATTTCCTACAAGGTCTTTTAACTCATCTAAGAAGAAAACTTCATATTCTCTTCCTATTATATTTATATTTTTAAAAGACATTATATCATCCGTTAAGCAATAAGACCATTCAAATATACCGTCTTACCATTTTGTTTAGTTGCTGTCAACTCTTGTTTCTTAAGATTTTTAGGGTCGTAGGAAACATGAACCCATCCGCTGTCAGGAATACCGGGAGTGTAGAATTCAAGGATGAGCTGTGTATATTCTAAATTGTCCATAATCCATTGAGCCAACTCAGCATTAGCTACACCGGGTATTTCTATATCGGCTGCTTGGCCCTTGCAATGGTCACTGGTCTTCGATCCATTCACCGCTGCATTGCTCTCTGGAGAGCGATAGGCAGAGTTCACCTTTACACCTTTTTTATAATGGTCTCTAATTGGTTGCAACACTTTCTCACAAAGGATTTTTAAAGAAGCCTCTGCTTCAGGTGTAGGAGTGTTGTCTAAGTCCAGCCTTAGGGCTGTGTCACTCTTACTAAGCTCATGTAAGGAGAAGTTAGCGGATAGTTGGGTCATTTAGTTTTTCCTTAATTTCGTTATATTGGTTTATACAAACATTTAATTTACGTATTGCTGTATCTCCCTCTGCTGTTATAGCGATAAGAGATTCAGCAACTTTTCTGTCAAGTTCGGCACGTGTTTCTCCTGTGTCACTTCCGCTGGTAGGGGTGGCATCTGTGGTGGGTTGTAGACTACAGTTGGTGGCTTGGGTGGTGACAGGAATGAACAGCTTGCGTTCACCAGAGCTAACAGCAAGACGGAGATCAGTAATTTTCTTTTGGGCATTTTGTTCATTTTTTCTTAATGTTTCAGCATATGTAGTTGCTACGGTGGTTAGTTGTGCTTCAGTGTTTCGTGCTCTATCGTTAGCTTCAACCACTTCTAAAGCTGTCTCTACTCCCTTGTCGTAGCCGCCTTTCCAATAGCCCCCACCAAAGACAAGAACAAGTAAAGCTACGCCCAATAACAAATTACGCATCAGTGGTTTTTCCCCTGACATAAGCTTGAGCAGCCATGAATGCTACAACAATGGTTCCCATAGCAGCACAATAGGTTGTAGCTAATCCATTCAAAGCATTCACTTTCTCTAGAGATACAAAAGCAGAAGCAAGATAGGTTATGACGACAGGAGGAAGCACTAAAGCAGCCCACGCCATGATGCGTTGCTGATCTTGCATTTTGTCCATATTCTCAATCATCAACATACGTTCTGACTTAGCCAGCTCAGCGTCAGTGATGACACCATCGTGATCAGTGTCAAAAGCGTTGTACGTAGAATCTTTCTCTAATTGCTTATTCATTTTTTTGTTTCCTTTCTTTCTGTTCAATTTGTCTTCTTAGTTTTTCAACTTTCTCAATCTGTACTTTTGATTCATGTTTCACTTCTAAAACATCAAGGTATAAAAAACCTAATAGTGGAAGTAACAACGCTATTAATATACAAGCTGCTATCCATCCCATTATGTCCTCGCCAGTTTGCTTACGAATAGAAGCCACATCCAGAGGTATGCTATAAGGATTAGAGACGCTACGAGGTATGCTGACTTTTGCTGGAAGTCTCTTTTTTCCTCCTGCTGTTGCCATTTTTTATATCTCTCTTGAGCCTCTTGTTTAAGTCTAGCTTGTTCTTGTTCCTCTTGAATTACTTCTCTCATTTCAAATACAGAACTATATAAAGCACCCATCTCTGGAGGGCTGTGATACACCATTGTTTCTCTAATGGTTATTTCTAATTCAGCCATTTGCTGCTGTGCCATCACTCGCTTAAGAGCAGCCTCCATATAGTTTTGATCAGGGTCGTATACGTTTCTAGACTTGTCCTCTTCTTCTCTTATGTGTGCAGCTAGTTGTTCTTGAAGTTTAAAAAACTCTGTTAAACTTTTGACGATGTCAACTTTAACTTGAGTTTCATTAACAGCAACATACTCAGCTTTCTTAGATTTAGCCACAGGTTTTTTAATTTGTGGCTTAGGCTTGCTACCAAAGAAACTAAGAAGCTGTTGCCAAAAACCATGCATCTCTTTACCAATGGCGACAACCTCATCAGCAGTGTTCTTAATTTCAATAAAAGATTCTTTGGCTTGTTTATAGAGTTCACACCCAGCTTGTATATTCTTGACAAGACCTGCTGCAAGTAGACAAAGGCTGATTGGATCAATTTTAAACTCCTATAAGTTTCTTTAAAAACTCAGCAGCAACACCGGGGCCAAATAGCACAGCCACCATTACAGCATACAAAAGATATTCAATCTTATTCATGCGTTTATCGCCTTCTTCAAAAGACTTCTGAATGGCTGAATATCGCTGAGCACACACTTCTTCGTGTGTCATCAACCTAGCTTCTGTTTCAGATATAAGTTTCTCACTCATGGTGTACCTTTCAATGCCGCTACATCGGCTTGCAGTTGAGTGATGAGGGCTTGTTGCTGAATAATTAAATCTTGCATTGTTGGCTGTACTTGTATTAAAGATTGTTCAGCATTCCATGCAACTGTTGCCGCATCATGCACTGCTTGTTCTTCAGCGGTGTACTCAACTTGAGTGACTACGCCTGTTTCGCAATTAACTACTGTTCTGTGTGTCATTTTTTATCCTTCATAAAGAATGTTGATACTGCCTGCGTCAAAAGTGTCAGTACCATTTACTGTGGTTATGCGAACGCCAGTTAATACTGATCCAAGGGTAACACTTCCACCACCTAATGCTGTAATAGTAGTTGCTGCTTTCCCAATATGGGAGCTAATCCATATATTCCCACTTACATTTGTAAATGTCATATGACCAGAAAACACATATGCCGCATTATCTTGATACATAATAAAGCCAGCAGTTGAGCTAGTCGTATTCACGGTTGTCGCAATAACACTAGTAGTAGCTAAATATCCAGATGTTGTGTAAGTTGTAGAACCAGTTCCAAGTTGAATCAATCTAAATGAAGTTCCACTTCCGCTAACCTCATTAAACATCACCGTAATTCGTTTAATCCAACTTGGCAAACTTGTGAAATCAATGCTTGTCCCTGATGTAGAGGCAACAGCAGTGCCAGAGGTAATAGTTCCTGATATACCACCTGTAACTGATAGCTTTGCGCCAGTTTGTGCTGTTGTTGTATTTACCAGCAAGTTACCGCTGGAGTCGATACGCATAGCCTCAACACCACCTTCAGAGAAAGCAATGGTGTCAGCGGCAGGGAAGAAGATACCTGTGTTTGCATCTGTTCCCCTGATAGCAGGGGTTGCGGCAGAACCATCAACATCGGATAGGCCGTCTGTGCCTGAAAGAATTAAACTCATTGTTGTTCTCCTTTATTTGCTGATGGCGGCGGTAAAGGCACGGCTTTGATGACTGCATCAGCAGGATCAAAATACCAAAAATCAGCCATTACTTTGTCAGCACAATCCAGCCAATACAAGGGTTCAGCTACACCAAAAATGTTTTCTGATGGTTCTGTTTGTGCAATACGGTATCCTGTTTTTCCGTCAAAGAAATTAACAGGTTCATTTGGACAAATTAATGCTTTTTTCATGTTAATACTCCACAATCACAACACCAGCCGCACCGGCTCTACCCGCAATAAAAGAGCCACTAGAAGTGTTTACACCCCCAGCGCCTCCACCGAATTGACTTCCCGCAGTAGAGGTTGGCGCATTCCCGCCCAAAAAACTATTCCCGCCTATTGAAACATTCAACGGGCCGTTGGCCGCGTAAACACCTTGAAATCCAACAGAGCCTTTTATATTTAAAAGCCCCCCTGAACCAATACCACCAGAACCGCCAGCCCCAATCGCCCCATCAGCAGCCGCTGATCCCGCACCACCTGTGGCAGAAACAGTTGTAATAGATTGAGTACCTGAAGCAACACTACTTGTTCCACCAGTGCCACCGGAATTAGCGGCACCAGCCGCCCCAGCAATTCCACCAGCACCAACAGTTATGTTTAATGTATTACCAATTGTTAAACCAGAAAACACTTGAACTGCCGCACCCGCACCACCGCCGCCTCCAGAAATACCATCGCTATCATTACTATTTCGTGTCGAACCAGACCCGCCACCACCAGCAACAAGCGTTACTTTAATTTTGGTAGCTGGAATTGAATATGAAGCATTGGTTGATGTCAA